ACATGCTCGAGGATCTCGGTCAGGACGACCATGTCGTAGCCTCCGACCCCGATCGAGAGGGTCTCCTCGATGCTGCCGTGATGTACCAGCCTGCCTGCAGTCGTCAGGCGCTGGCAGTTCAGCGCGCCGATGTCGCCGAAGAGGATGCGCCCGATGGAGTGGATACCGTCGGCTGCCAGGACGATGCTGCCATCACCGCAGGCAGGGTCGATGACGGAGGACGGCTTCTGCCATGCGATGAGCCCCGCCGTGACCAGCGTCCTGGCGATGTGGTCGGTCCACGTCTTGTTGTCGCGGGCGACCTGGTAGTCGAAGGGGGGCTTCGGGCCGAGATACCGTCTCACTTGATAGCCTGTCGCACCTTCTCGATGTCGGCAAGAGCTGAGTCTTGCAACCACTTACCGAAGACCCGACTGTCGTGGTCGTACATCTCCGGGTTGTTCACCCGCGCATAGCCCTCGTCCATCTCGCCCCTGCCGAAGAACGGGTGGCAGTGCTCGATGACGATGCTGCTGACGTAAGAGATGCACTCAGCTCCCTTCCCAAGGGTCGCCCACGTGTTGTCGAGATAGAGGTGCTTCGCTCCCGGCAGGCACATCCAGCCCAGCGCCTGGACGACCTTGCTGGTGATGAAGACCTGGGTCGGGATGTCGGAGCGGATGAGATCGTTCGCGTAGGCGAACCCCGGCTTCTCCCGCAGGACGTCGACGATGACCTCGTCCCAAGCTTGCGTTCTGAAACGGTGGTCATCGCCGACGAAGCCCAGGATGTCATAGTCGGGGGCATAGAACTTGGCGGCGGCGTTGACCGGCTCCGCCATCCCGCCTCCCTTGTGCTCGAAGGACGCCAGCGGCAGGGCGGTCATGTTGTACTCCGCCAGCAGAGGGTCGTCCTTATCGACGACGAAGATGATGCGGGAGTCAGGCAGGACCGCTGTCGCCATCCAGGCGTCGAGGGTCTCCATGGCCTTCTTGGGCCGCCCCCTCGTGGGACAGATCACCATCATCGACATCAGCGATCCCTCATGGCGCACATAATAACACCGTAGGACACCCATGAGGGCATCCTACGGTGTGCTTGACCAACTCCACTTGTCTCACCTATGCAAGACTTAGTGTTGAGTACCTCTACGTCTCGTCGTAAGAGTAGGAGAACGTCTCCTGTGTCCAGTTCCCGGGTCCCGCCGTCGCGTCCACGACCACCTGCATCACCAGGTACTGCGTGGTCGCATTCGTGGCGCTGTAGCTGTTGGTGTCCCAGTTCGCCTTGTTCCCGGCCGTGTAGCCGGTGAAGGCGGTGGCGGCCTTGGAGGAAGCGGTGGCGACCGGTGTGACGCCAGTGATGTACTGGCCCGTGAAGTTGAGCGTGGTGCTCGTCATCACGGCTCCGTCGCCCCAGATCTTGAACGCTGAGACGCTGTTGGCCGGGGCCGTGTCGACCTTGAGCTTGGCCCACTTCTCGTAGCTGTTGGTCCCCGCGGTGATGGGGTTGGCCTGGCGGTTGGCCAGGGTGTTGGTGGCATTGTCCGCGCTGATGAAGTCGACACCCGTGACGATGGCGGACTCCGTCCCGGCAGCCGAGCCGGTGTAGACGCGAACGCTCAGGCCTGCAGCCATGGAACCTCCTTATCGCCCTGTCCCAGGAGTGGTAGTTCGGTCGACCATGCGGCGGAGGCAGGCGACCCATCCCTGCTGGGCGCGGGCTTGGAGCCCGCGAGCATCATCTCGCGAGCTGTCGGGATGTCCTCTACGCGGACGAGTCCACGCGAGGTGTTGACGAGCAACTGGTTGTACGGGTTGTTCTCGTCGTTGGGATCACCAAGAGGAGGGCGCCCGTCGTCCCGCCGTGCTTCGTTGAGCGTCTTCCAGGACAGCCCACCGGTCGCGTAACGGTTGATCTGAGCCCGGGCCAGGCTCTCCCGCAGGTTGAGTGCGGTGAATGTGAAGCCCAGGTTGTTATCGGGCCCTCCGAAGCCCTCGTCCCAGACGACCTCCCGCGTGAGGAAGTCGGACACGAGTCCCAGGAGCGGCCTGAATCCGCGATCGTCGGTGTTCTCCTTCTGGACCTCACCGGTCGAGCGGTTGACGTCACGCTCCAGCATCAGGTCCATCGGGGCGAGCTGGAACACGGCCGCGATCTTGCGGACCAGGTACTCCTGCCACTCCATGAACTGTGCGTCGCGATTGTTCTGGCGGAAGCCCGTGAACTTGGCTCCCTTCGTGCCACCGATGATGGCCAGGGCCCCGAGTCCCGCGACCTCCGCCCGCCAGAAGTCCTTGAAGCGCCCGACCTGGTCAGGGCGGGCGCCCTCTCCAAGGTCGAGCATGCCGTCCGGAGTGGGAGCACGCATCTGGCGGTCGTTGTAGGCGGAGGCTCCGAGCTCGCTGTCGACGGCGAGCTTCAAAGTCTCGAGCGGCGCCAGGCCCACGACTCGGTAGGTGGCCGGGTTATCCATGATGTAGAGCAGCTCACGATTGAGAAGCGAGCCGCGCATCTGGTGGTCGGGGTACCAGAAGTAGCGCGGGTCCTCGGGCTCACCGTCCCAGATCGTGCTGACCTTGATCGTCCCGCCATCCACGTCCCAGAGCTGGCCGACCTGTCCGCGGAGGGTGAACTCCTTCTCGATACACCCAGCATCAAGGACGAGGATGTCCTCCACGACCTTCTCGATGAAGCCACGGAAGCTCGCCTGGGATGGGTTGGGTGTGGCGAAGACCGAGTGGATGCGCTCCTGGAGGGAGATGCTCCATGGCTTGGTGTGGTCGATGGGGGCGATGACCCACTCAGCCTGGCTCACCTGACCCTTGCGGATCTTGATGGCAGCGCGGATCCACTCGGAGTGCTCCGCCCAGTGCCGGAACAGCCTGACGTTCGCCTTGCCCTGGCGGTGGCGGTCCGTGTCGTGATACACGACAGCCGCAGCTGCCTGCGGGAGACGGCGCGGCGAGGTGGTGCGCTTCTGCACCATGAGGGCGCGCGAAGCGGCCCCCAGAGCGATACCGGCCGTCCGGGCGAGAGTCATCGAACCAGCCCCCTGCCGAAGTGTTCACGGAGGCGGGAGGTGACAGCGTTGTCGATGAAGCGGCGCTCCACGGCGGCGTTGGCAGCCTTGATCGCCTCCTCGTAGGTCATCTTGAACGTCTCGATCCCGGACATCATGTCGGCCATGTAGTCAGGGATCTCGCGTATCCCGTCACGAAACTCGACTTCTGCCATCTCACCTCCGTGCTGAACCGAAGATCAGCCCACCGCCACCGCCAAGGTCACATGCGAAACCGACGGCATCGATCATGTCGTCATGTCCCTTGGGGAAGCCCAGGAGCTCCAGCTCGAAGTCGCTGCCCTTGAGACTGGAGTGGTGGTGCATCTTCCCGGCCTCGTACTTGGCGGCGAGCGCCCGGGCACGAGTGACCTTGTCGACGTCGGAGCGTCGTCCTTCGATGGGGATCCAGGGGTAGTCCTCCATGACCTCCACCACGAGGGTGGACTGGAAGGCCTGGTTCTCGACGATGACGAGGGCGATGTTGGGGTAGACCTCCCAGCCGTCCTTGACGAACTCGGCATGGCCGGACTCCCGCTTGTCACGGTAGATCGAGAGGATCCAGAAGTCCCCGTTGTCGTCCTCGGCGACGGTGGCTCTGGCGGTGAAGTCGGCGCGCTCCTTCTCGGATGACGCGAGGTCCACGCCCATGCGGATCGTGTACTTGTGGTCCGTGGACAGATGGTCGAAGTAGAAGTCGTCCCGCTTCCAGTCGGCCGAGCGAAAGATGTTGCCCTCCATGAGCCCGCGGATGTCGTTCATGTAGGCGCACATGAAGAGGGCGGAGCCAAGGTCAGCCCGGGTGGTGTCGAGCTTCTCCATGGTCCAGTACTCGGGCCAGTAGCTCTGATCGTCGATGATGGCCGAGCGCACGTGCGAGTACCAGCCCTTGCCGCCCTTCCTCACAGGCGTCATGAGCCTCTCGTAGAGATCCTCCTCAGCCCAGCGGGTGCCGATGACGAGGACCACCCCGTCAGGAGCAAGGCAGGGCATGAGCGTCTTCCACCACCAGGTCTCGACCTTCTCTCGAGCCTCGGGAGTGGCTGTGTTCTCCTCGTCGAGGATGTCGTCGGCGATGATGAGGTCGAAGCGCTTCGAGAGGATGGCCCCACCCACCCCGGTGGCGAAGACCGTCACATCCTTGGAGCCGTGCCACTTGGACCTCTTGTGGAGCCACTCGGCGTTGGTCCACTTGTCCGTGCTGACCCCGTTGCCGAAGATCTCCCGCCAGCGGGGGTTCGACTCGACGGTCCAGCGGATGGCGCGGCTGAAGTCGCTCGACTGCGTGGCGGTGTTGCTGATGAGCCCGATGCGGATATCGGGGTACATGCCCACGATCCATGATCCGAACCCGGTGTTCAGGTAGGTCGTCTTGGCCGCCCCACGAGGCTCGAGGTCGACCGTGTGCCGCCGTCGCACGACGCCTTCGAGAGCCGTCAGCATCATCGCCGCATGGTGAGCGGCAGGCTTGTTGAGGAAGACGTACTCGCAGAAGTTGACGAGCCCCTCGATCCCGAGCTCACCGAAGCCATATGTCTCGCCCCACGGCGCGAGCCAGGGCTCAGTTGACTTGCTTAGGCCCTTCAATGCGAGGGAGTGGAGACTGTCCCACTGGCCCGCTGCCAGCTCCCTTTGTGACAGCGAGGTCACGAAGTGATCGAAGTAGGTCCCTGGGGATATCGTCGGCTCCAAGGGAGACGTCCAAACCAAGATGCGCCTCCCTGCTGGTGACTCCGCCGGACATCACGAGGTACTTGTCGATGAGCTTCACGAGCCCCTCGGGAGTGACGGCCTGCGCAGGGACGAAGACCCTGGTCCCGGTGACCTTGTCGGTCTCCCAGCGATCCTGCATGTTGATCCCGAGGTTGAGGACCGCGGCATGGATGACCGCGAACGTGTCCCGCTCGATCTCGGCGATCTTGTTGGCACGCCCTTGCGCCAGGGCCTCGGCCGTCTTGGAGTCCTCGAGGGTCTTGAAGCTGGAGCGCTGGTCGTTCCAGCCCTCCCGGCGAGCGATCCTCATGACCGATGAGAAGGCCTTCACCTGATGCTTGTCAGCGAGGGCCCGCAGCGAGATATCCGAGGTGATGTACTCCCGACGCATGGCGTCGTAGTCGTACTGGCGGGTGGTCATTCCAGGGCCTTTCTGCATTCCGCAAACACGGTCAGGTGCCAGCGGTACAGGATCTCGTCACTGACGATGGCCCCGCAGACGACGCAGACGACGTCGCTGCTTTTCAGGCCACCAGCGATGAGTCTCAGGCGAGGAAGTCTGCGGCTATCAGCTCCAGAGCGCGCCATTCGGGGATCTCCTCGTTCGCTCGCACCTTCTCGATGGCCTCATCCACCACCGCAGCGGCATCACGTGGCATGCGGAAGACCCGCTCCACCCAGTCGTACGAGCCCTTCGACTCCTGCTGAAGAGCCTGGCGCTCCTCCTGGAGCTTGCTGAAGTCGATCGCGCCACGCTGGCCGATCATCTCGTAGAAGCGCTCCTGCGTGAACGGAAGCACTCGCTCCAGCTCGGCTGCGTCGCGCTTCTCGGCCAGGGACTTCACGAGGGCCTGGAGCTTGCTTGGGTCCAGGCGTCCGCGGGTCTCGTTGAGGACGATGGAAAGCTGCTGGGCCGTGGCCTCGTCGACATCGAGCAGGACGACGGGGAAGTGGGTCATCCCCAGCTGACGACCACAGATCCAGCGGTGCTCACCGTCGATGATCTGGAACTTGCCGGTCTCCCAGGGATGGGGGCGGACGGTGAGTGGATCCACGAAGCCGAACTCACGGATGGACTGGAGCTCCTTCTCCATCATGTCCGCATCCATGACGTTGGCGTTCCAGGGATTCGGGTGGAGGTCCTCGGCGAGAACCTCGAGGATCTTCACCTGCGTGTACGAGTAGCCTGCCCCACCGTCCTACGCCAGCCCATCTCGACGGTCACGACGTCGACCTGCGGCATACGCTCCAGGATCCAGGCCGCGATCCCCTCGGGGGTGGTCGATGCTCCCGGCATCATGGCATCGAGGTCGCGCCCATCAAGCTCTCTGGTGATGCGCTCGAGATCGACATAGAGGTTCTCGGCTCCGCGGACCTCCCGCAGGACCCCGCTCGCATTCATCTCCATCGGACCGTTGACGATCGCGGTCACCTTGAAGGTATGGCCATGAGAAGCGGAGCAGCCTGGCAAGCCAGGGACTTGATGAGAGGCGTCGAACCGGGATACGACGGTCCGGGCGTAGTCCACCTAGACCTCCATCCCGACCATTCGGGTCGCGGGGCGAGCCCGCTCTATATCACAGTGAGCATAGCTCATGTGTCTACAGGCTCTTGCGTGGCGCGGTCGCGATCTTCCCCGGGTCGGTGTACCCCATGGACCAGCCACTTCTTGTTCTCACCGAACTCCTGGGCGTCCGACTTCACGGTCGGGGTCCATGTGCCCAGGACGACAAGCTCCCCGCGCGTGCGCACCACCTTCACGGGCTCCTTGAACGTGGCGAGGCGCAGCTTGAAGTCGCGAAGCCCGACCATGGGGAGATCGTCAGACATCAGGCTCCAGGGTCGCGTCGTGCCATCCCTTGCTCAGGGACCAGCGCCAGTCGGTGGTGAAGCCGGTCTCGGGGATGGTGGCGACCTTCCCGCCGCCATCGACAGTGACGAAGAAGGTCGCGCTCTGTTCGCGGATCATCGCGATCACGAGAAGCGGCAGGCCAGTCTCAGTGCTCTCTCCAAGGATCGGCGGCTCGAGCATCAGCACGCCATAACGATATCACAACGTGTCTTGGTGGAACCGGGATGCGTCGCCATGGATCAGATGCACCCTCACCATGGCCCATCCGGATACGCGTATCCGCGTAGACTGGGCGGTCGTGCCCGCTTCGGCCCCAGAGCATCCTACCTCACTCCAGGTCGACGTCGGGGATGATGACCGAGGGCTTGAAGATCACTCGGTATCGCTGGGTGCTCACGTCGGCCGAGTCGACCTGCTCGACGAGGTAGGTCACGTTGTCGGACAGACCCAGGAAGTGCTTCTTGTACTGCCCTTCCCCGAGCATGCACGTCACCTCCAGCGAGCCGCCGAGCGCCGAGTCTGACGTCTCGACAGAGCAGCGCCCCTCTATCGACAGGAGGTACTGGTCGGTGATGCCGTTGATGAACACGATGCGGCGCTGGATCTCGAACTGCTCCGCTGCCTTCGACAGGTTATCGGACGCTACGTCCGCGTCGGAGGCGCAGGCGGCCAGGAGTGTCACGGCGAGCGCCGCCAGCGCGAGCTTCTTCATCATGATGTCGTCCCTCCCTTGACGCGAACCCGCGTCTTCTGGATGGGGGCCTGGTCCTTGATGATGGCCAGGATCGAGGCCGGGTTGATCTCCAGCGTCCTGATCACCAGCGGCACGTCGGCGGCGCTCAACTCGTTGAACACGTAGAAGGGCGACCCGCGCCCTGGTGGTGAGTACTCAACCGCCCCCCCCGACCGTGTCGCCACGATCTCGAGATCGGGCCTTCCGTCGAGGAGCCTGATCGTGTACCTGTCCCTGATCGCCATCTTTCTCTCCTAGCTCGGGGACGAAGACCGTTTCCCCCAACACGAGGATCTTCGGTCCGTCCTTCCCGACTGTCTCTTTCCACACTTCGACAAGACGCTGCATGTGCTCGGCTTTCATGTGGTCCGGCATGCAGAATACGTAGACATCCGGGGTGATCCGCACGAAGGCGCACTTGCGCCGCGTCGGCTCACCGATGTCATCGCGGACTTTAGCCCACCACTCGCGGGCCTGGCCCTCCAGCTCAGGCCACACGACATCCAGCGTCATCTCTTGTTCCAGTATGAGATCGGCGTGGGGGTGTACTGGTTCTTCGGTGGGGGCGGACGACGCAGCTGACCCCAGGATGAGAACGGGCCGACCTTCGGCAGGGCTGGATGGTAGGCGAGCAACCAGCCGCACTCACACCGGTTTGAGTCGTCCATCAGCAGGATGGCGACCTTCTCGTCCGGTGTGAGCTCGACGAAGTGCTTCCTACTGGTTGCCAAGGACCAGGCCGATCGATATCCCGACCACGGTCACCAGGGCGATGACCAAGAAATGGAACCCGCCCTCCCGGGTGTCCCCCAAGAGTCGCCAGAACTCTTGCAGATAGCTCACCTGCGGAACCCTCCCATGATCATCAGGACGATCACGAACGCGATCGCCATCGCTACCATCTCCATCTTTTCAGCCTTCCTCCAACTCACGAAACACGATCTTCATCGACTCGCTCAGCCTCCGATCACGATGCTCTGGCGAGGCCATCCGGTCCAACGGACTGACGACGGGATCGAGACTCCCAGCAGCGCCAGAGCTGCTTCCACGAGCTGTACGCCCGTGTAGAAAGTGATGGTCGGGCTCCAGACCTGCCACGCTGCTTCCGACGACTGCCCGATTTCGTGACCAAGCTGGGAGTTCATCTCGGCAGCCGTCAGGTGCTGTTCCCGGTCCGGCATCAGAGCATCGAGCTACGCACGAGCCTGAAAGATGAGGCGGTAGCCAGGCGGATCAGGGTGGCGCCACCGCGACTCGAAAACCGAGTAGTCGAATAGACCGCCGTTCAGGCGCATGGCCTGCACAGCCGGTTCGATTTCGCCAATTGCATCGATCCACGAGCCATGTACTCGAACAATGAAGTCCACCGACTGGCCATCGTCGCCCACACTGATCGACCAGACCCCCGCGAGCCGTCCCACGGCCAGAACGAACCCCAGTCGCAGACTCATGGCTCCTCCCAGAGACAGATGAAGATGAGCATGTAGGCCGCAAGGTCAAGAGCGGTATCAAGGACGGACTCGCCGACCTGGTCCTTGCTCGGGTCGCGCACCAGGTTCTGGAGACGAGCCCACTTGTCACCAGCACGTAACAGCGCCCCACGATAAGGCTCGATGTCCCACGCGGACGCTGAACGGAAGTTATGCCACGTATCCGTGTCTGACCCATAGCCTGCTGACTTGGCGATGTGCAACGCCCGCACGAGATCCAACAGCTCGAGGAACCTCGGGTTCCCCGCCTTCATCGCATGATCCTCCACTTCACGTCATGGACCGTCGAGTATCGGCCGGTCAGGTCCTTCATGGTTCGGGCGGTGAGGTCGAGCGGCATCTTCCTGTTGGGGATGCCCACCGTCTCTGGATAGGGCCCGCGGTCGATGACCGTGGTGACGATCCTGCGCCCATGCCACTTCAACTCGACCCTGGTGCCGCACTGCAACTTGCGGTGGGCCACTCCTCTCATGGTCCGCGTCAAGGGCTTGCCGCCACAGGCGACATGGCTGCCGTAAAGGCCGGGGCCGTAGAACGGGGCGATCTGGGCGTGGCGCCAATGCCCCCAGGTGGCAGCGATGGCCAAGGCGAGGAGGATGGCCTTCATGGCGTGGGGTCCGCGAACAGCAGCAGGCCGAGACGCATCATCCCTTGCAGTCCCCGCCGTCTGACCACAGGCCCCAGCCGGGCAGCTTGTGCCACCACAGCGACCCGTCCAGCATCACGGCCACTTGCTTGCGCCCGCAGCGGGGGCAGTCACGACGTGCGGGCTTGCGCCGGGTCACGGCAACGCCCCCAGCCGCCGCACGAGCGCATCGGCCTCGTTCATGAGCGCGTAGGCCCGCGTCTCCGCTTGGGCTTGTCCGGGAGCTGGGCGCCCATCGCAGAGCGTGGCGAGGAACAGCAGGGCGCGCCGCTCCCGCCGCCGCCGCGCGTGCTCCCAGACGAGCCCGAGGCGGCGCAGCTTGTCCGGCTCCCAGCGTGCCGGTTCCCAGACACGGGCATCGCGGCGCAGCTTGACCGCAAGGGCGGCCAGGAGCAGCAGGGCCAGGAGGGCGCCGAGCCTCACGACCGCTGCACCGTGACACGCACCGCCTGCGGCATCCGGTATCCGTAGGGCTCGGCTCGCAGGTCCGGCCGCTCGCGCAGGTAGCCGAAATGCACGTCGATGTAGGCCCGACAGGCTCGTCGCGTCGGGAACACCTGCCAGTGCCTCGGGCCTTCGGGCCACATGAGGTGGCGCCGGTCTCCGTCAAGCTCGTTGCGGCTGTGCCATTCGACGGCCCAGGCCCGGAGTGGCCGACGGTCAAGGGCCGCGAAGTCGGTCACCGCAACAGCCTCGCGGTCGTGCGCCGCTGCCCGGCGTTGAGACGCCAGTCCCGGCCCTCGCCCTCCCAGGGCGTCAGGTCCATATCCATCGCCACCACGCCATCCAGCGCGATGTCCGCCAGCCCGCGCCACCAGTCCGCCCGCACCTTCGCGTTGCCGGGTCGGCGGGCGATGCCGGTCTCCCCGACGATGATGGGCAGGCCACGAGAGGCCATCCGGGAGTACGTCGGCGCCCAGCGAGCGGCGAGTGACGGCTTGCCGTCGCCCGAGTCGTAGCTGTCGAAGCCGACGACATCGACCCAGAGGCCACCCGGCCACCACGCGTCCAGCTCCACGCGGTCCCAGCCTCGCGCCGTCGGGCACCACCAGAAGGCGAGTCGGTCGGTCTCGGCGCGCATGACGGCGTGGATGCGCCGCCACATGGCGACGTACTCAGCGGGCGTCGTGTGCGGGACCGACCACGGCGCCCAGTGGCCATTCATCTCCCAGTCCGGGCGGACCAGGAGGGGCTCGGTGGCGCCGACCCGCTCCAGGCGGCGCGCGGCCATCCGTGCCCACTGGGCCAGCTCGGCGTCGTGGAGCCCGGCGACGTACTGGCTGTTGGGTCGGTTCGGCACGCCCTCCCGAAGCCAGCCGCTCGTCTGGAGGTAGACCGCGGGCCGGACGCCGCGCTGCCTCAGCGCGTCCAGCAGCCAGGCCGACGGCGGCAGGGAGCCGACAGGGGCAGGCTCGTCCACCATCCGGCCCAGGTCGCACCAGATCGGGAAGATGGCCGGGTACAGCGGGCCAGAGAAGCCGATGCTGTCGCCGATGCGCTCGGCCCAGGTGTCGAGGGCGAGGATGATGGCGGTGTCGCCATGGGCGACACCGGGCAAGGTCGTTCCCTCGGGGAGGGCGACGCCGATCTTCATGGCCCCACGCCTCGCTTCCAGATGTGAAGCAGCCCGCAGCCGGGACAGCGGACCTGATGGTGCACCGCCCGGCTCCTCACCGTCTGTCGCAGCCAGCGCGGTGGCGGCTTGATACAGGGTCGGCCCCTCGCCATAGGCCATCTCGGCGTCATCCTCGTCAGCGTCGTGGTCGTACACCCGGATGAGCCACTTGTCGGGGTGCCGGTGATGCGGCGGTGACAGGACGATCATCCCGTCCTGCGCTTCGAGCGCCGCCGCCAGCGCCACAGCCTCGGCCGTCAGGGACCGGAACTCCTGCCGACGCTCCTCGGTCATGTACGACCACGGCAAGTCGATGTCGGCAAGCCACACCTCCGTCAACTCGGCCAGCGGGGTGTCAGTCATCATGTCCTCCGAGGGCTGCGGCGATGGCATCGGTCGGCGTGGCGCCGCTGCCCGTGATGCGCGCCATCTCGTCTGCGAACACGGCCCAGGTGCCATCATCGAACCGGCCCAGCACGCAGCCGGACGGCAGCCGCTCCAGCGCCAGCCCGTCTCGTGCCGCGGCGCGGGCTACGTCGAGGAGGGACAGGAGGGCGGCGCGCATCCGCTCGGTGTCGCAGGGCCAGGGCCACTCGTCGCCAGCGCATACGGTGTCGCCGTCATCGCTCGGGTCGCCGTGGACGGTCGGGTAGTGCCGTGCCTCGATGGCGGCGCGCTCGTCGGGAGTCACTCGTTGCCCCCCCGGCTGCCGCGAGGGTTTCTGAGGTCATACAGCCGCTGCCATTCCCGGCGGCAGGCTCGGCAGTAGGTGTGCCGGTGCCACGGTCCTGGCGTCGCCTTCTCGGCTCGCCCCCTGATGGCCTGCTCGTCAGCGGTCATCGGTTGGCTCCGGGTCCGCGAGGAGGTGGCGCACGTCATCGACAGACACGAACTCGCCGTAGATGCCAACGTGCGACCAGTCGAGTCGCGCGAGGCCGTCTCGCAACCGCTTGCGCTCCTGCTGGCGGGCCTCGGCCTCGATGGCGAGAATGCCATCCCTGACATGCCAAGCGAGTCCGATACCCCGTGGGATGCGGTCAGTGACTCCGTGAACGACAACCTCACGCACATCGTTGACCAGTCGCGTCCCAGCCTCAGTCCTCGGTTCGCTCACCCTATCCTCCTCAGCATCCGCGCCGTGATCCGCCGCATGCCTGTCCGACGTGCCACCAGCCGACGGAGAGAGGCACCGTCACACGGGCCGCGTCAGCGGCAACGGCGATGGTGGGGCCGTATCCGATCGCCATGGCCTGGCGGTCCCGCCACACATCCACTCGCCAAAGGCTGTCCGGGTGCCTTGCCGGATCACCGTGGAGCCTGACTGGAGCGGTCGGGCCAGCCGCCTCCCGCAGCCGTGCCAGGGCCAGCCCGTCCCGTGCCGCGGCGAGCAGGCGGGCTCCGGGGGCGGTGGCGGCGATGGCATCGGATAGCGGTCCGCTCCCGAACGTGTCCCCGGTGGAGACGTCGAACTCATCACCGATGGCTGCCAGCGCCTCGGCGAGCAGTGTCTCGGGCGTGGGGTCGGTCATGCTTCCCTCCGAAGGGTCGCCGGGGAGCCCGCCTGAGACGGGCGTTGGGCGGCCGACTCGCGCCCTCCTGGCAGGAGGCTGCTTACGGGCTCCCCGACATGGTCTGGAGTCATCCCTTGACGACTCCCAGTGGACGCAGTCGCATGGTCGGCTTGACCAGATCGCTCGAAGCCGCCATGACCGCGTCGATGTCCTTGTAGGCCGTCTCCGACTCATCGATGACAGACTCCCTGTGACGTGTGACCAGCACCACACCTGCCTGGCTGAGCTGGTCCTCGAGCTGCCCTCGGGTCACCATCTTGCGAGTGGCCGAACGACTTCGGGCCCGCCCGGCACCGTGCTGGCAGGTCATCAGCGAGTCGACATTCCCGAGGCCTTCCGCGAGGGATGATCCGGTGCTCATCGAGCCGGGGATGAGGACCTGCTCACCCACCCGGGCTCGGACCGCTCCCTTGCGATGGACGATGCCGTTGCGGCCGAAGTGGTTCTCCCAGGCAGCGTAGTTGTGGTGGACGTCCAGCATCAGGGCAGCGTCGGCTCCGAGGATGTCCTCGAAAGCACCGATGACCTTGACTGCCATACGGCGGCGGTTCTCCTCGGCCCAGCGGAGGGCGAAGCCCATATCCCTCCAGTAGCCGTCCGCCTCGGGGGTCCCCCAGGGCAGGTAGGCCAACTCCTTGTGGGGCAGAGCACTGTGCCACTGCGTGTTCAGCGCCACGGCGACCTTGTGCCAGTGATCGCAGATC